CTCGGGAACGTCCTTCCTGTTAGCCGGGAACAAACGTCGGACCTTGACAATAGTAACGTCAATGCCTTCGTAATATTCCTTGCCGCAAGACTCTCTGAATCGACCGATCCAGTAGCTCTTGCTTCCGTTAACTCGAGCGTTGAATTGCCCGAGAGAGCGGATAACAGAATCGACACTGTCCGCGGGGCAAATGATATCATCCCCGTAGACGCGCACCATTCCGACATATTTCTGGAAATCAGATCTATGTCTAAAATGGGTCCTATGCTGTTCCTGGATTCCCATAAAGACCATGGTCACGAAGACCATGGCCTCGAAAGGAAAACAGAGAGCAGAACCCATAGACGCGAACTTGGATATAGGATGTAATCCGTGTCCAGGTACGTCAGCCACTCGAGACCTACATGCGTCAACCGCCCCACGCAAGTGAGGGTAGTTGGACAAGCAGGAATAGAGTAGCTTCCAGGAAACACGATCGGAAGCCTCGCTCAAATCGAGCGTTGCAAGGGCCCCGTGAAGGGAACCCTCTCGGGCCAAATCCTGGTTAGGAACTTGGCTTGCGAAACCGATCAGAGAGCGAAGGAGATAATCTCCTTCAATCCCGTCAACCATTGCCTCAAGAACCGCCTGCTGTGCATACTGCATGCAGGTAGGCTCAATGGCAATGATACGTGGCGTTTTCTGCGTCTTAGGAACTGAGATAACCTTAACGGGTATCTCATCTCCGGGTTCTAGGAAAGTGATCTCGTCATAATGCTCAGCATAATAGCTAGCATTTGGAAAAAGAAAGTGCTCTGAGTAGAACACCTTCTCCAGACGAGTGGTCCAAGTGCGGTTCCGATACTTCGAGTTACCCCGAAGTTTGTCGGCAGTCGCACCGGGACCATGCTTGGGAATCATTTCGTCCTTATAGACTTGATTGTCTAAACTGGACAGGAATGGACCAAACAGGGCATCGAAGAGACGTTGGAACTCTTTGAATTCAATCGGTTCCATACGCTCATCATGCTCTTTCACTTCCCTATCACACTGGATGTAGTCAGACATGGCACCTTCCTCACGCTCAATTGAGCAGGGAAGAAGGATCTTTGAGAAAGCCAGCGTAAGCTGGCGGATCGCAAAGATTGCGTCCACGTCCGGTTCGTCCAGTAGGACTCCACTAGTACGGTCGAACACAAGATCGAGGAAACCCCCCAGAAATGAGGGGAGACCTGCTCTCCAAGAAAAACCTTGGAAAGAGTTGCGATCTACGATACCGTTGTCCAAAGACTTCTGAAAGTCTTTGCCAAAGGTAGGTAAGGTAATCGTGAGAAACGATATACCCTCGTGTTTTGACCGACCTTGGACGGTTTTAATGTCCATGGTGGTGCTAGTGTGACACCGTATGGCGAAATCTTGTGCCATACGTTTCCAGAGCAACATTAGGCTTTTCAAGAGCCCTCCTTAAATAGAGGTGTTCTTCCT